ATTTTCGACCCGCACGAGTGGCGGTCGGATATTGACATGTTGGCGGGGGAGTTCGGTGAGGAGCGGGTGGTCGGCTGGCCGACGTCCCGGGATACGCCGATGGCGGCGGCGTTGGACCGGTTGCACGCGGACCTGGTGAACGGGGAGGCGTGGCACGACGGGGACCCGTTGGCTCATGAGCATTACGGGAACGCGTTCATCCGGCAGAAGGGCATGTTCCGGCTGGTCCGGAAGGAGTACCCGAACAGTCCGCGGAAGATCGATTCGGTGGTCGGTGACGCGTTGGCGTATGAGGCCCGCGCCGATGCGATCGCGGCCGGCTGGGGTGTCCCGGTTCCGGCGTTGACTCGCGTCAAGGGTCGCGCGTCCACCTACTGACGGGCCGTTCGGTAACTCATGTCAGAAAACTTGCCCGAAGCTGAGGGAAACGAGGACGACGGGCACTTAGAAACGGCACGTATAACCATTACTCGCACCCTCACTGTCGACGGGCAAGACATCGTCTACCTGGAGATGCCTACCGACCTCAGCCTGGTGGAGATCCTCGGCCTCCTCCGGTATGCCGAGGACTCGGCCATCCGCGGCCGCATGGACGACCTCAGCACCGAGGACTGAAAGGGGACATCGCATGGTGGCGCAGGTGCTCGAACCACTCGTCCCGGTCCAGTCCCCGCAATGGTGGGTGGCCCGCCTGTACAAGGCCCTGCAGCTGCAGGCCGACGAGGTCGAGTTCTTCAACGACTACTACGTTGGGGATCACCCGCTGCCGTGGCTGGCGCCGCAGGCCCGGTCCGAGTTCCGCCGGGTGCTGCAGATGACCCGCACCAACTACATGGGCCTGGTCTGCGACTCGACGGCGGAGCGGGTCGCGGTGGAGGGGTTCCGGTTCGGTGAGGAGACGGCCGCCGACCAGGACACGTGGGACATCTGGCAGGCGAACAACCTGGATTCCGACTCGGACATGGGCTGGCTGGAGGCGTTGATCGGCGGCCGTGCCTACTTCCTGGTGGCGCCGAACCCGGACCGTCCGCAGTGGCCGCACGTCTGGGTGGAGCACCCGTCGCAGGCCATCGTCGAGCACGAGCCGGGCACGAACCGGCGGGTCCGCAAGGCGGGTCTGAAGGTGTGGGACGACGACTGGACCCAGGAGCTGCACGCCACCCTGTACCTGATGGTCGACGGCCGGCAGTGGCTGTACAAGTGGAAAGCCGAGAAGCCGAAGTACGGCGGCGCAGCGACCCCGACCTGGGAGCCGCGGCGGGTGGCTGGGGAGTCGTGGCCCGCAGACGGGAACTCGGACCGGCTGTCCCTGATCGAGATCCCCAACAACCCTCGCCTGCTGACCGGTGGCGTGTCGGAGCTGCATGACCTGACCGATATTCAGGACCGGATCAACAAGACGGTCGCGGATCGGCTGATCACCCAGGATTACGGCGCGTTCCCGCAGAAGTGGGCGGTGGCGTGGCCGAACGAGGATGAGGCGGGGAACCCGAACACCATCGACATCGGCCGGAACCGGATGGTGACGACGGATGTGAAGGAGACGAAGTTCGGGCAGTGGGAGTCGGCTCCGTTGGACCCGTACTCGTTCGCGAAGAAGGAGGACGTGAAGGACATCGCGTCCCGGTCGCGGACTCCGGCGCAGTACCTGCTGGGGGAGATGTCGAACGTGAACGGGGAGACGTTGAAGGCGTCGGAGTCGGGGCTGATCAGCAAGGTGAAGCAGCGGCAGCGTCCGTGGGGTGAGGCGGCGGAGGAGGCTATGCGGTTGGCCCGCTGGTATGCCGGCATCTTCTCCGGGGAGGACAACCGGATGGAGACCATCTGGACGAACCCGGAGTACCGAACCGAGGGTGAGCTGACGGACTCGGTGGTGAAGAAGCTGCAGTCGGGGATCGCGTCGTTGCGGCAGGCCCGCGAGGATGTCGGCTATACGGCGACGCAGATTCAGCAGCTGGAGGCGGAGGACGCGGCCGCGTCGAGCACGGACCCGCTGGTTTTGGCTTCCAGGCAGCTGTCCGGTGCCACCGCCCCAGCCAACGGCTGACTTCTACCGTGCCCAGCAGCGTCGCATCGTCGCGGCGTTGGGGCATGTACGCCGCGAGTGGGCCGGCATGGGCGCCGACTTCGACGCCTCATGGTCCACCGTCGGCCCCCGGGTCACCGTTATCACGATGGCGGCGCAACTGGGCGCGGCCCGGGACGGCGCCGCATACGTCCAGGAGCTCGTGGGAGCCACGCAGAGCGCCGAAGTGGTCCCGGCGGCACTCTCGGGTGTCGCGTCGGACGGCAGGCCGTTAGCGTCGCTTCTGGAGTCGTCGATCGTGGAGGCGAAACGGGGCATCGCCGCCGGCGGCACGGTCGGGCAGGCGCTGGCTCGGGGCGGCAGCTGGCTGGACATGGCGGTCCACACCCAGGTCGGGGACGCCGGCCGGGACGCCACCTCGCTGGGGATCACCGCCCGGCCGCGGGTGTCGTGGGTGCGGATGGTGAACCCGCCCTGCTGTCAGCGGTGCGCGGTGCTCGCGGGGAAGGTGTTCCGGTTCAACCAGGGCTTCCAACGCCATCCTCGCTGCGACTGCACCCACATCCCCCAGACCGTCGCCAACCCTCGAGCCGCCGGGATCCACATCGGCCCCGGCGACGTGAAGGACCTGACCAAGGCCCAGCAGGCAGCCATCGCCGACGGCGCCGACTTCAACAAGACCATCAACGACCAGCGCAAACGCAGCGACTACCTGCCCGCCACCCAGGTGGACCGGATCACCCAGCTGGCCCGTAGCCGCACCGATGCGGTCCAGTCGCTGACCACGGCCGGCTACCTGGCCGCATAGACCACCAATGCGCCGCACGGCGCCCAACCCATCCCGCACGGGAGAACCGCAATGACCGAAACAGCAGCAGCACCCGTCCCCACCGCTCCTGCACAGGAGGCCACATCCACTGACGCCACCACCGCACCAGCTCCGGCTGACGAGGTGGACCTGAAGGCGCAGCTTGACGCGGCAAAAGCGGAGTCCCGCAAATGGGAGGACCGGGCCAAGGCGAACGGGTCCAAGGCCCGCGAACTGGACGAACAGCGCAGGGCCGCCATGACGGACGCGGAACGCGCCGTCGCCGAGGCCGAGAACCGGGGCCGGACCGCGGCGATCACCGAGTTCGGGCAGGAGCTGGCCCGGGAGCGGTTCGACTCGCTCGCCGGCCGGCGCAACCCCGACTTCGACACCGCCCGCGTCTTCGACTTTCTCGACCTGTCCAAGCTCCTCGGTGAGGACGGACGGCCGGACGTGAAAGCCATCACGGCCGCGGTCGAACGACTCGTCCCGGCGGCGTCCAACACCCCACCGTCCTTCGACGGCGGGACCCGGACGGCGGCACCACCCACCCAGTCAATGAACGACTTCATACGTCGGGCCGCAGGCCGGACGTAACCGGCAGCACCAGTCGGCACGACTGGCCTTCGCTGCATTCCCCCATGACCGTAGGAGGTCATCGTGCCGTACAACTCTCTCGTCTCCCGCACCGACGCGGCGGCGCTCGTCCCCGAGCAGGTCTCCAACGCGATGCTCACCAGCCTCCAGGAGACCTCGGCCGTCCTGGCCCTCGGCAACCGGATCCCGCTGGCCAGCAACGCCGCCCGGTTCCCGATCCTGTCGGCGCTGCCGACCGCGTACTTCGTCTCCGGTGACACCGGTCTGAAGCAGACCACCGAAGCCGCCTGGGCGAACAAGTACCTGTACGTCGAAGAGATCGCGGCTATCGTCCCGGTCCCCGAAGCGGTCCTGGATGATGCCGGGTTCGACATCTGGGGCGCACTCCGCCCGCTGATGGAGACCGCCATCTCCCGCACCCTGGACGCTGCCATCATCTTCGGCACCAGCGCCCCGACCACCTGGGCGACGGAAGGCAACCTGGTCGGCCGCGCCGTCTCCGCCGGCAACGTCGTCGCCCGCGGCACCAACAACGCCGCCGCCGGCGGCCTCCACGGTGACATCTCCGACCTGGTCGGCAAGCTCGAGGCCGACGGGTACGCCCCCAACGGCGCCGTCGGGAACATCACCCTGCGGGGACGGCTCCGTCAGGTCCGCGCCACCACCGGCGAGACCATGGTCCTTCCGGCCGACCTGCCGGAGATCCGGTACGCGCTCCCCGGCCTGTGGCCGACCGGCCTCAACGCCGCCGAGCTGATCGCCGGTGACTTCTCCAACCTGATCGTCGGCGTCCGGCAGGACATGACCTACAAGCTCATCACCGAGGGCGTTATTACCGACGCCGCCGGACTGGTTATTTATAATCTTCCACAACAGGATATGATCGCGCTTCGGCTTGTGTTCCGGGCCGGGTATGCAGTGGCTAACCCGATCAATACCCAAGAGGGTGTCGAGGCTAACCGGTACCCATTTGCTGTCTTGAGGAGCCCTGCCGTCTAGGTCTCCGTTCGGCAGTCCTGATCCTGTGGCAGTTCGCGCATACTACTTCGCACTTGTCTATTTCGGCGTGGATAGTCTTGAGCGCACTGCCGCAGGCTAGGGACGATAGTTTGCCCATCTTGAGCGAGCCGGGTAGATGGTCGAAGTCGAGAGCGGCTGGGTGTGCGTTGTATCCGCAGTCGGCGCAGCCACGTTCCAGTTTGATTCGCTGGACATAGGCGCGGAATGTGGCGGCTCGTGTTTGACGGCCTTCTCGGTACCGTTCAATGGTGCAAGGTTTGCACCAGCTGATGTACCCGTCGCGCATTCCCTGGTTGGCGTAGAACTCGTCGAACAGTTTTTCTATGCCGCAACCTTTGCACGTTTTCACAACACTAAAGATACCCGAAAAGAGTTGTGAACGTATGGCGATCGGTGTTTTCCCTCGCTGGCGGGGTAGGAGTTCGACGGAGCAGGAACAGGTGGCCAACGCCTGGACCAGCTTCGTCGACCTGACCCCGGCCAGTGAGGCCCCGGCGGAAGCCGTCCGTGCGGCCTGGCTGCCGTTGCAGGCCGGTCAAGAGATCCCACTAGTAGGAGAGCTGAGATATGACCCAGTCAAAGCCGACGACCCAGACGAGTACTGGAGCAGGTACTGACTCCGACGATGCCGGGCAGGCCGAGGTTCAGGCCAAGTTCGATGAGGCCGCCGAGAAGGGCTACTTCGGGGAGGTCCCGGACGAAACTCCGAACGAGAATTACACCGTTCAGGGCGTAGGCGCCGGTAAGCCGACGCCGGAGACCGAGCGCGGCAAGGAAGCGGCCGAGAGGGCCGCGAGGAAGTAGCGGATCGAGCGGGAAGGGGGCGTCATGGCCAACCCGGTGACTGTTGCCGATATCGAAGACCGTTGGCGCCCCCTCACCGCTCAGGAGACCACCAACGCTGAGGCGTACCTGACCGACGCCTGGTGGCTGCTGCTGGGCAAGCTGCCGGACCTGGAGACTCACGTTGCCGACGGCCTGGTCAGCCAGGGGAACGTCACCCGCGTGGTCGTCGCCATGGTGCTCCGCATCATGAAGAACCCGGACGGCAAGCTGGAAGAGTCCATTGATGACTACCGGTATCGGCGGGACTCGCTGGTGTCGGCCGGGGAGCTGCTGGTCACCCTGGAGGAGCTGGCCGCCCTCACCCCCAGCGGGCAGCGTCACAACAGCGTTCGACTGATCGCCTACGGCGAGGTCTGATGTCCGCCGAGTCCGTCACCCTGGAGGGTCGGGCGCAGGCCGAGGCGTTGATGGTCGACATCTGCACCATCCACGTCCCGGCCACCGGTGACGGCGTCTTCGATGACGCCACCGGCACTGTCGATGCCCCCCCGCCGGTTCAGGTGTACGCCGGCGTCTGCCGGGTCCAGTCCCGTGACGTCCAGCCCGGTACCCCGTACGCCGGGGAGACCGAGTACACCACCGTGACCTACGTCATCTCGGTGCCGGTGCTGTCGGTGACCGACGTCGGGGTTGGTGCGCTGATCACCGTCACCTTCTCGGCGTTGGACCCCGGCCTGGTTGGACGGTCCTTCACCATCACCGGCCTGGTCGCTAAGTCGTTCCTGACCGCGCGTCGGTTCGTCTGCGAAGAGGTGGTGCTGACGTGGAGACCACCATTGACATGAGCGAGCTGGCTGGGATGACCGCCGCGTTCCGGGCGGCACCCCAGGCGCTGGTCAAGGGTTTC